ATCACGGTTACACCTCGGATCTGATTCACTTAAACGTCTCGATTTCTTCCAAAAATAGAAGCCTGCCCGGATGGGCAAGACTTCTTAAAAACTAAAGAATTCTACGTAACAAGTACTCATCCGGGTTTATTTTTCCTTAGGGCCTGCAGACCATATGTCTGTGTCCCTTCCACAAAGGAAGCCGTCGACCGAGCCGACAGCGGTTATTTACAGCAACCTCTGCTGGAGAAACAATCTCAAGTGGAATTTCAAGCTTTCCATAGCCCACCTCTAAGGTGTAGGATTTCCTCGTCTCTTGGACTAGTTGTCAATAAGGCAGGTAAACTATTTACCATTTAGACGCCATCGCCCCCTCTAAGGGGCGTAAGGTTCGATATCATACTCTTCCAAGCGAGGAACTCCAACGAAGAACACCGTGTTAAAATCAACACCAGCCGACCAATAAAGGCTGACCAGTGGACCTGCCACAGGTGTATCTTCTGCTGTCCCTTCTGGAATCGTAAAATCCGCATCAACACGAAATCCATCATATACCGTCATGCTCGGGAAAACATTCCGTTTCGTGCACCACGCTGGCCAAAATCGGCCAGGACAGTATTGAGGGATATTTGCAGATAATGCCATTTGAGTTCGTCCGTGAGTAACGGTCATTCCACCAGCTCCACTTGGGATGGTGGGAACTCCTTCCTTCAAATTCTCTACTCGAGTTGAATATGGTATAGCCTCGACAGCTTCATCAACTAGTGTCGCCCACCAGTCACTGTTTCGCTGGGCAAATTCACTCAAGATAGGAGAATGATTGATTCGTGATATCGACATCTGATTCAAATCTTCAACCAAACCATTTGTATCCAACACTGCATGGACATTCACTGATCCACGATATCCAACAAATGCAGCCAAAATCCAATTGATAGGATGCATCTTCCCATAATTGCAAATCTTTTGGGTCGCAGGAACAACACCTCCATATCCACGATTAAATCCACCGGTTGTGAAACCTGGTTCTGGTGGAATATTGTGGTAGCAATTCATCGCATGAATCCGCTCCCCACCACGAACAACTCGATTGGCATACTGCCCAAGAGCTTGTTTTGTGGCGAGAGTGGTACGATGCAACAGAACACGCAACGACTTGACTCTTTCACCGACTGTGAAGTCTGCCAAGTGTTTAACTTCTTGCACCGGTGCTCCATCGATAACTTGAGATTGAACTGGAAGTGCATTCATATAGGGCAATGCTCGCGGGGCAGAAAATTCCATATCTGCCATTGCCGATACATACAAGAGTAGAGACACTCTATTTGATGCTGCTGGACCTGTCAACTTGTTCACCACTGAAACCTGCCACACCCCATTGGAGTGGGCAGGAATATGGTCTGTGGGATTTGAACTGATAGGGGAGCTTGCACGTTCACACTGCAACCATGGTGAAGCAGCCTTATAAGGAATTTCAAAAACGAAATCCTGTTCAGGCGACTCCAGATCAAAGATTTTGGTGAAGAGTGCGGTTTCATTTCCTGTTGTTGAATAACTTCCGTTAGGATCCCACGTGATCATAATTCGGCCCTTCTGGTATTTTGATCGCACCACTCGGAAGCGATAGCGAATACCTCCACGCCAGAATCGGAACATCTTAGAGATCCAGCCCATTGGTGTATGATGGTGGTATGTTGTGTCTCCATAGACAAATGTCTCGTCTATATAAGGAGAAACTGTGCCATATGCGATGGCTGCACCAGCCGCATCAGTATCAACCCAATCCCGACTTGCCACATACGATTCATGCTGGACAATTCTGCTAATTTCCAGTTCGTCATCGGGATCCGTACCAGCGACACGATTGTCGAGCGTGACCTGGTTTTCAGGATCCAATGCCAACTTGTCGATAGGAACTCGAGTTTCAGTATTGGCAAACGCATGAAACACCTTGTTTTGCACAGGTCGGACATCATCCATCACAGGATCATTTGAATATCCAAACATACGTGCAATCGAGGAGACAAGCGTAGCTCCAACTCGAACCGCCTTCGCATAGGGACCGATCTTGACATGCTTCTCATACAATGAAGCTGCTACAGCAATTGCACTCGCGGGGCCAGAAATCATTCCTGACTGCAATACTGTCTGAACCGTTGGACCAGCCAATTCAACATCCACAGCTTGAGCGTATGTGGAGATCGTAATTCCTGTACCTGTAACACCATTTGCAGAACGCAAAAATGCATAAGGTTGAAAGGAAATAGATCCCATATTACTCAATTGGGATAGAACGGCTGTGTTCAACCAATCAAAAGGATACAAGAAAGGCAGAACCATCTCCGCCATTGTACCTTGCTGAGGCTCAATATACACTCCAGGAGTTTGTGATATTGGGATCAGATCCATTACATTTCGTGACGCAAATCGACCAGACTTCAAAGGATCATAATAGGCTCGTAAGCTTCCATAATAAAACGGAGAAGCATTGAACCGAAAAGTCAAGTGAAGCTTGCATCGCAGTCGCGAATAGTTTTGGAGTTTGTTCTTGATGAAAGAATTGTTGAAAAACAGCGCCCACGGATCAAAGGTCGTGGGTGTCGAGGAGAATTGATCAGATTCATTCCACGTGAAAGAATGAATCTTCACGGGTCTCTCCAAATATTTCCCCAAGGAAGCTGTTTGATCAGCATTATCATCAAATGATTGATCGAATTGTCCACTAAAGTCATCAACTTCTGTGGTTGGTGTCTCCTCAAATTGCACATTCTCTTGCTGCACAGATGAGGATTCTTTTGTTTCTGTCAGATCAGGAGGCGGACCATCTACCGCTTCTGACTGAAGGATCGGATACGACATTTCGGTGGGAGACCAATCTCTCAACCCACTTACGTCTTGTTGATTTTCTTGTGTATTCGCAGTTCATACATAAAAGATAACTATAGAACTATTTAAGTCATCAGTTTGTTGTGCTTGTGCTCGCGTTTGCACGGTGACTAAAAAGCCACAGGGATCCAGGCCCCTACGATACCCAAATAGAGCAGTTCACTTCATCGCACATAAAGGAGAGATCAAATATCTGGGGCATCTCTTTGGCGATTACTCGCGAGGAGGATTACATTCCTTGCAACTCTTGCAAGCAGCAACATATGAGTCATTAAGCTCGTTCCATGTTGCAAAGGTAGAAGGTTCAACATATGCTTGTAGATCCTTCTTTTCGATGATTCGCTTCATTTTTCCAACCGTTTCATCGAACACTTGCTGCCCATGATCATGTGCTTCTCTCATTGCACTCGTCATAACTTGGACAGCTTGTGCTTGCGGACTGATAGACTTGCTTGCAACACTAGTCGTCATCATTTTGTCCAATGATGCCCATTCCAAAGGACACCGAACTTTTTCCCCATCCACTACAAAGAGTCGTTTCAAAAACGAAACCTCGTCAATGTGAATATAGGGTATGGATGCTGTTTCCTTATCAGCCATGGTGTAAACGACACCAAATTTTGCCAATCCTGTGGCCAAGGAAGTATGACTAAACCAAGGAGCACTCGCGGATACTCCAATAGCATTGTCATCACCATATGTCAGAGCTGCGACCAGTTCCCAAAAGGAATCCAAAGATACATCGATAGGTTTGTCTTCATTGAAAATATACATTTGATATAAAACATTCACAATACAATTCAAGATGACAGTTCCTGCCCATCCAGACGGATTCGATCCATCCATTTGAACAATATCTCCTTGGACATCAATCAAGGGAAAGCAGATATCAGCGGCAATGCCTCGCAACATCGCTAAATCTTCTTCGCTTCGTCCAGCCACTTCAAACAAACGCTCAAACACATGAAATGCCTCCATCATGACCATCGAGGACATCCTTTTGTCATACATCGCGAAATCGCCTGCTATCATTCGATCCTTTCCAAATTGGGTCAAATGTTCATAAAAGTGTTTCCACTGGCAACTGCGCGGATTCGTTCCTACTGCTGAACAGAAAACAATGGGGTGAGTTTGGATCAATCTAAACATAGTCAAAAGTTGCTCGCGGACAACAAATTGATGTGTAGCTGGTCCACCAAGAAACCCTCGCGTTTTCTTGGCATCGATCTTTGACTGCTTGATCGCTTCATCTTTCAGACTCATCACATAAACAGGCATGGCTCGTTCACCTCGTCGATAGCACTCACGAATGCGCTCGACTTCGGACATAACTTCTGGAACATACTCAACTGCATCAGAATACACCTCGTCTGCCTCAACAGGCACGAGAAAGTGTTTCTTCGATTTGCGGTAAGGATGTCCCATACTTGTATTGCGATCGATACTATCCAAAAAACGAATTCCTGGATACCCGTTCACGGTGGTCTTTGGATCCAATTTAATCAATTCTTTCTTCAAGACATCCAGGGGAATCTCCTTCAAGATATGATTTACAAACGATTCAGAGCATTCGCGCATACGATCACGTCGGAATTCACATGTGCCTGTCAAAGTAGGTTCTACATTCTTAAACCAAACCTCTGGTCCATTCATCACTGGAGCTCCGCATCTCTTCACGAAACCTTCTGCTTCTGCAGCATCGCGAATATACGAATCGCACACTCGCGTTTTAGGTGCTTGTCGCCATGCTCCACGCGTAGTGCTTCCAAAAACAGTACCATGACCAACTCGAGGCCAGCGAAGAACAGATTTGTGATGCAAAGGACCTACATCATTCAAGTTGGAGGGAACTCCGCATTGAACTTGAGTACCAAAATAGGAATTGATTTGAGAGAAATCACTCGCTTCAATTCGAAATGATGATACATTCAATGTTCCAAGTTCGATGGTTTGATGAATACCAACAATCAGAGGACCTTGAGGCGTCATAGCAACCATGGGTGAACCACAATCACCACTGATCGTCTCCTTCTGGGCCAATGCTTTCCAGGATGGAATGTGCTCGACACGATCTGCGAAACGAACCGCTTGATCACAAGTGTGAAGGCACTTCAAATTTTGGACTTCCGGTTGTTGGTGGGCTCTACAATGAAGATAAAAGCCATCACAACGCAAACCATCAACTGAATTCAAAGGCAATAAACCACGAAGATCTGCTCTAGGAGCATATGGACAATAAAATAATGCAAGATCTTTTGTGGGATGACGCCAGATATCCTTCTGACATAGGGTGAATTCAAATGTTGGAACAATGTGGTCACAAGGCAGCTTATTGTTCAAGCTACACTTCATAGTCTCAGTGTGTGGCAAACAATGCGCGCACGTTGCATAGATATGACCAGCTACACACCATGAGGTGAAGGGCATGTGCTTAATTGAAGCATCTTGTCCAATTACAACAACACCATGGAATAGATTTTCGGAGATCTTCTTCTCTACGGTGTGTCGTTCAAGTTGTGCCCAACCCTTTGCCTTATTCGGTACCTGGAAATCATTGAGAATAAATTCATCTTTGACCCAGGGACTTTGCTTTTCATCCTTATCCCATGAAGCAAGTTCCTCTTGCACGGATTGATTGTTGCCTTGTGCATTGGGCGCGAAATGTGCTTGACTATTTCTCTGAAAAGCCTTCTTGAGCTTCATCAAATGCTTCAACTTCAGATCATCCGCTTCAGCGCAACCATCATCCTTGAACCATTGTCGCATCAACTCCAAATCATTTCCATTCCATTCAGCCATATTCCGACTTGACAGGGTGGTAGCAAATTTTGTCTTTCCCAGAACTCCTACAGACTCAAATTGACCAAACCAAGGGATTTCGTCTTCGGATAGATACTTTGCTGAGGAAGAAAAAGCCTTCCAAACTCCCCATGCTCCAATCAAAATGGCACAAAAACCAGCAATCAATGGTGCAGCATGCTTCCGTACTTTGTTCCCTAACTCAGAAATCCAAGTGATAAACTTGTCTTTCTGATAACAATAGTACGTTGAACACGCCTCGGAGATAAAAGCATCGGAAAAACCACACAAGGTTTTCTTAGCTTTCTCTGCCCCCATCTTTGCAATGGAATACATAAGATCTCGGGTATCTGCTGCAATTCCAGCAACATCTTCAATCCAACCTCGGGAAGCTCGCTCAACAATCGCATGAGAAAAAACCTGAGGCTCATCACGCTCCGTAGGACACATAAAAATCATCTCCTCTTGATGGGGTCCGAGAGGATCCACAACGAGTGGCTGATTATCAATATTGCCCATCCATTCCTCAAGATCACTGATGAGAAACCCGGAGGCCTCATCGTCAGCTGAGTAACTCTCTTCAAAATCAGATTGGACTCGCGGTGCACATTCGCAATTCTTGGATGCACGGAAACACGTATCACAAATCTCGATTTTGGCCATCACTGATTCAGTGTTAGTTGCGCTATGCATATTCTGACGATACCGCATACTATCATTTGCGAACCAAGCAAGAAAATCTTGAGATTCAGTGAATTTGTGCACAACTTCCATCGAATAGTCGGGGAGATCACCAATTCGTTCCGATTTGTGAGTAACCTTCAATTGACTGACACTAATCACCCAGCAATTCTGAAAACCCGCTTCATCATACATCACTCTGCTCTCATCAAGCATCCGTGTTCCTCGTCGAGCGCATTCATCTTTCACTTCAAGAGTGATCATTGTAGGAAAACGGCGACGAGCTGCAAGGGGATAGGAAAAGTAACTCTCAATACCCATATGCTCCAAATTTGATGTGATCATGACGAGATCAGGACGAATGGCGTAAACGCCTTTATCTTCTACTGCTGCCATATTTGCAATCATGGGAATCGAATTCTTCAATGGAATCACTTCCGATTGGGCCAAATCCATTGGTACAGCTTGTGGTGAAATCGATCCAACATCATCCAGAACGATGCACCAACAACTGGGTGACCAAGAAGACCAAAACTTATCAATTGGATTACGGATATATTTGTTTCGAGGACTGATATCCTTTCCGTGGACTTTTCCAAAGTGCTGAAAACACATGCTGAGGAACATCGATTTTCCTACACTTGAATCTCCAAAGATTTGTAGTGAGTATGGTGGTTCTCGTGGGCGCATAGCATTCTTCTTGGAAAGAACGCGTGCTTCAACAAGACGCAATTCTCGGAGTGTAGTTTGGATTCTCACTTTGTCCAGCGCTGATTCGGCGTACTTACACATAGATTCTCCTTGTTCGATACATTCTGTCAATCGCTGGAGAAATGAGTGCTCGTCAAGTCCACTAAATCGCTGGCATTTGACACACTTCAGTCGTTCGTCTTCAGTGTGTTCTGTAGCCTTCTCACAAATCAATGCATCACAGGTAGACACTTTTGCTGCATCTTCAAGGACTCTCACAGCACTCACAGCCCAACCATGGTATGAGTCGGCAGAATGCAGGAATGGATCGAACGATCCCAGCTCAATTGCTTGCTGCGACCGTTCAATAAACCAAACGATATCCTGTAGCATTGCAAACACGAAATCTTCAATGGAACTGTGCGTCTTTTTCAAAGATTTGATAGCATAGTTGTCATAGTTGAAGCGATCAAATTTCAATCCAATTGATTTGAAAACTCCAAAACACAATAAGTACTTAAACAAATCTGTGATTTTTGTGACAATTGCGGAACTTCGGATCGAAGAGTAGTTGTGTAAAGCCGATTTGGCATACTTCAGTCCTTGATCAAAAGTTGCTCCCTGAGCATCAAGAATTGATGAAGCTGCATCGGCAGTGTGTGTCATCACATCTCGTACCATTGAGATGATCCAATCGTAATTCTCAAAAACAGTTTCACAAATACTGGATCGAGAAAACATTTTGTAGGCTCTAATAAAAGAACCCACGAGTTGTGAATTGGTACTGGCTTGAGAAATATCCTGGAGTGCAAGAGGAATACTTTCAAGTGTGTTAAGAACAATAGACAATGTCTTTCTTTGTTCATCTACACTCACTCCCACAACCTTGTGGGCAACAGCTTTGAAGAGGGTCTGGAACAATGAAGTTTCCATACCACCTTGCGCTACCAACGGCATCTCTGCCTCGTAAGCGACTTCCTTCATATCGATTGAACACTCAAATCGATCCTCGCGCTGAGCGCGGTCAAGATACATCTGAAAATTGGTCTGCTTCTCATAAATTGAGAGATCGATTGAAATAATGATATCGGTGGAATTCATTATGGGTGTATCTGGTTTGTAGGGGGGGGGGCAGGGTCTCGTACCCAGTAACGCATCACTTATGATGATCCATGTCTTGATTTTTACATGACAACGTAAACAAAAGTCCTCATAAGAGGGGTTCATACGTGCAATCCTAAGGACTAGGGTGCATATCAACTTACTCACTCATTCGGTTGACTCCAAAGTGTAACATAACGTCGAGAGGTGTTTTCTTATCTTAAAGATTTGACTTAACATCGGAGAGGTTAGTTTCAACAATAGATCGCAGATATTACTACCGTAATATAGACTACTTGTTATTTTCGCACGTACAGCGTGCAAGATTTTGTTTTGTTTTCTGATTTTCTGATTTTTATATATAGATTTTCTTTGACAAATAAAGGGTTTTGATTATAGGTTTAAGAGGTCCTGATCATGACCTCGCGCCGGGCGAACCGGCGACTAGTAAAATGTGCGCTATTGAAAATGTAATTGAAAGTTTATCGTGACCTGTCTGTACAGGCAAACACGAACACTATTCAATTCCTAAATTCAAAAAGAGGTGCTGCCAAACTGATATGGTATCAGCACATTTTCAAACTTTTCTTTCAAATTGTAAGCATCAAATACGCC